TTCGCGCTCCCTTCCCAACTGCATTTACATGTGTAGAGCAAGTAAAGGCATTATTAGGGATCCGCAAATGGTACATGTTTACAGCTTATCAATTGTTTAACTATTTAAGGAAGAAAAATGGGTTCATTATTTAGATCAAGACCATCAACTCCACCAAAATCAGCCACCCAGATCAAAGCCGAAAAAAGGCAAGAAAGAGATATGGATAGGCTTGACCATCAAGAGAAATCAAGAAAGGCCGCACGCAAAAGAAAAAGACGAGGTAGGGGTTCTTTGATCTCTGATGATAACGATGAGCGAGGTGTATGGAAGTCTGGTGCTGGCACTGCTCGTAAGGTGGAATCATAATGGGTACTACATCAAGTGGAGGCGGCGGAGGCGGTGGATCAGATGCTCCTACACCAAAGAAAAAAAAGCCAGTAAATAATGTAATGTCTAGCGGCTTGTCTGGTTTAAATACAATGAAAGCTCCAGCTCCAGCTAAAAAAGCTGCAGCGAGGCCAACAGTATCAGCTCCAGCGAGGCAAACAGTAAGTAAAACACCTGCAGCTCAACCTAAGAAAACTTATTCTAGCAGGTTAGACAGTAAAGGACAAACGCCAGTTTCGGGTGCTGGTGCTAACTTATCACAAAATGTATCGGCAGCAGCTTCAAGCAAAAAGCTGGTATCTAACTCTGGTAAAAAAGCTACTTCACATCCAAGCGCTGGAGTAAATCAAAAATCTATTGCAGCAGCGAGACAAAGTGCGCCAAAGAAACAAACAGTACCAAAGAAACAAACAGTGACAATAAAGCCTAATCCAGCGGAAGGTGGATCTGCACTTAAAAGATGGGGCAGCGGTGATACTGTAGATCGTCATTATGCTAAGAACAGTGTAAAAGCTGATCCGCACTATATTCCCAAAGGTAATGACTTTTCTACTAAATATGTAGAAGGAAAGCCGCTACCACATGGTGATAAAAATTCTGCATCATATTGGCAAAATCTAGTCTCTACTGATGGCGGTAAAACATTGCACCCTCAAAAGGCAGCAAGATTAGCTCGCGAGCATGGATATAACTCACCAGCATATCAATTAGATCATTTACATGAAAGGCAAAAGGCAGGCATAAGTGATTTAGATCCAGCAGGATTTAATCCTAATTTTTATAAGGGTAGCTCTTGGAAAGACAAGAAAGGCAAAACACATACCATTCCTTCTGATCAAGACACAATAGGAGCAATGCCAGATCTGTTAGGAAAGTTTGCGCCTGGATCTTTAATAGGAGACATCGACGAAAAAACAGCTGCAGAGAAAGCACAGAAAAGACGCGCTATAGCTAGTGTTGTCTATGGATCTCCAATAGTACGAGACAATCGTTTTTTCATGGCGTCTAACAAGCAAGACAATAGGGCAAGCCTCCGACGTAGACGCTCCTTAATAGGATAATATATGGATTATAAGATACCACCAAAGCTAGGAACAATAGAGCAGCTGATTAAAAGATTTGAAGCTGCTAAAGCAAGAAAGGCTCCCTGGCTTTCGCATATAAAAGAGTGTTATGAATACTCGATGCCACAAAGAGATAATTTTGCTAATCAAGCAAAAGGATCTAAAAAGAATACAGCGATATTTGATTCAACTGCTGTTAATGGCGTGCAAAAATATGCGAGCAGGCTGCAAGCCACTTTAGTTCCACCATGGAGAAAATGGTCAATTCTGACTCCAGGATCAGAAATTAATGAACATGAAAAAGATGGTGTCCAGGCGCAATTAGATAAAGTCACTGATATTATTTTTGATCATATCAATCACTCTAATTTTTCTACCCAGTGTCATGAAGCCTTCTTGGATCTGGCTGTATCAACTGGAGCAATGACAATAAAGAAATCATCTAAGCCAGGATCATCTATGTTGGAGTTTGATTCTGTTCCATTAGCTGAGGTTTATCCAGAAGAGGGGCCTAACTCTACAATTGAGACTGTTTGGCGTGAACATCAAATACCAGCTAGGCATATCACAAGACTCTGGCCAGGAGCTAATATATCGACTACCCTACAAAAACAGCAAACTGATAAACCAGATCTGAAAGTTGAAATAATTGAAGGCACTGTCTATGAACCAGACTCTGGTCTTTATTACATTTGTGTGATCGAGAAAAAAGAAAAGCATATTTGTTTTACTGAAGAGTATGAAGTCTCTCCTTGGATCGTATTTAGAGAGATGGTCTGTCCTGGTGAGGTAATGGGCCGTGGTCGGGTAATGCAGATCTTGCCAGATATTAAAGTAGCAAACAAAGTAACAGAATATTCTTTGCGTAATGCAGCCCTGGCTATTGCTGGTATCTATACTGCCCAGGATGATGGAGTAATTAATCCATACACAATGCAGATCGCGCCAGGTATGGTTATTCCAGTTGGATCTAATGATCATACTAATCCAACACTAAGGCCACTTGATCGTGCCGGAGACTTCCAGGTATCTGAATTAGTATTAGCAGATCTAAGAGAAAGAATAAACAAAGCATTATTTGCAGATCCGTATGGAAATACTGAAGCTCCAGTTAAGTCAGCAACTGAAATGTCTTTAAGATCTCAAGAATTATTAATGGATGCAGGATCAGCTTTTTCAAGATTGCAATCTGAGTTCATAGAAAAGATCATTAAGTCAGCTGTATATATTTTAAGAGAAGCTGGAAAGATCCAAAATATTGCTGTTGATGGCAAAGAAGTAACAATTAAACATACTTCACCTTTAGCCAGGGCGCAGGATCAAGAAGATCTAGTAGCAATGCAGCAATTCATGCAGATGGGCGCAGGGTTCGGCCCAGAAGCTTTTGCATTAGGAACTAAGATTGAGGATGCAGTTAGTTGGATCGGCCAAAAACTTGGCATAGATCAAAAGCTATTACGAACTGAAGATGAAAGAAAACAAATGCAGGAGCAAGCAGCTCAAGCTATGCAACAACAACAACAACAAGAACAATTAGCTAATGGCCAATAATTGGGAAGCTTTAGATATAGAAGGCGATCAAGTTAAGAAAGCCAAAGCTAATAGTGCAAGAAAAGCTCGCGAGATCGCTGGGCATTTTCAAAGGTGCTTTAGTACAGACGATGGTTTATATGTAATTAAAAGATTAAAAGAAATTACTTTAGATCGTCCGGTATTAAATGCAAATTCAACACAGTTTGGGGCTGGGATGAGAGAAGGACAGAATGCAATCGTTCGTCAGATCTTAGATCAGATCTCTATAGCTGAAAAATAAGTGAGGGTTAAACATGAGCATGGAAGAAGAAACTTTAATCGAAGAAGCGCCAGTAACAGAAGAAGTAGTCGAAGAGAGAACTGATGACGAAATAACTTTTGAAAAACCAGAGTGGCTGAAAGAAAAATACAACACAGTAGAGGATCAAGCAAAAGCCTATGGGGAATTAGAAAAGAAATTCGGTGGCTTTATTGGAGCGCCGGAAGAAGATTACGAGCTTACCGTTCCAGAAGGTATTAATGGTGAATTTGATATGGAGGATCCTCGGATCGGTTGGTTCCAGGAAGTAGCTAAAAATTCCAATATGAGTCAAGAAACATTTACTCAAATGTTACATGGCTGGGTGCAGCAAGAAACCCAAGGAATGGAGGGAGCTAGAGAGGCAGAGATAGAGGCCCTGGGAACAAATGCCCAGAACAGATTAAAAGATCTTGGTGATTGGGGAGCTGCAAATTTAAAGCCAGAAGAATATGAAGGATTTAAGATGTTGGCCTCAACTGCAGCTGGTGTTCAAACATTAGAAGCTCTAGTAGCAAAAACACAAAAGAATGGTATTGCTAATGTTTCTTCGGTGGCACAAAAAGGAATTAATGAAGAAATGCTAAAAGAAAGAATAGCAGATCCGCGCTACCAAGAGTCAGTAGCATTTAGAAAGGAGACAGAGAAAATGTTTAACGAGTTTTACAACTAATGTTAAATCTGTTGATGGAGGTGCTGCCGATTTTTGGTGGATACCTATTGAAGATAGTAGCGCTCCAGAGACAATCCAAAGCTGATGAACAAAAGCTGCTGATTCAAGCATTAGCAGCCAATGAGTCAGCTGTCAACGCAGCCAGGGATCAATCAAATACTGAGAGTCCTATGGCAGCTCTAAATCGAAGAGTAATAATTTTTGTGATCCTTTCCCTTATTGTCGTATATGTGGCAGCTCCTTTAGTAATCGATATTGAAACGGTTATACCGATTGTTAAAAAAGGGATAAGCTTTTTAGGGATTCAGCTCACTAGAGACGAAACAGAATTTCATGTTGTTCGCGGATTAGTCAATTATGACAAAGTCTGGGAATTTGCGTCAATAATAATATATTTTTATTTTGGATCCTCCTTGGCTAGAGGCCGCTAATGATTAAAAAAATTAATAAAGTAATAGAATTTGAAAGATTTAAAGCTCCATTTCCTCCGCTCAAAGCATTTGTATTGGGTTGGGCGTTTGGATTTTCCTTTTATTTGGTTCACATGTATCTATGAAGTTTAGACTCGTTTGGTGCAAAAGTGGATACCGTAAAAGGCTATACACAATAACGGCGGGTGAAGAGATTAGTATTAAAGAATTAGCTGAAATAACTGGACTTTCATTAAATGCTGCAAGGATTCGTTTAAATGAATGCACTAAAAGAGAAGATCTTTTTAGAGAGCCGAAAGTCCAAAAAACTGGAAGGCATTACGAAGAAGTTGAAAAAAATAAACTTGATAACGATCCAATGTTTTGTTTAGCGCTGAGGTATATATGAGAACACTAAGATTTGAATGTACTTATGAAGAATTTTTAGATATAAAAGGTAGAAGAGACTCTGCAGACAATAAAAAGTTATGGCTCGACACAGTAGCATTTGTCAACAAAGAACATCACGATATGATCAAAGATGATCTCAATGACACGATTGCACAGCTTGCAGATGAAATAACCATTTAATATGACACAATTTGTAGTGTTATGATAAAATACTTATCAACCCAGCATAATGGACACCCTTTTTTATTAAAGGCCCATACCAGCTAGGACTATCGGCCCGATTGCGGATACCCGAACAAAGGTATGAAAATTTAATTATATAGGAGGACATTATGTCTGCTTCACTATCAGCTGCTGCTCAGCAGCTATTCGACTCAGAGGTGAAACACGCGTTTCAATCATCTGGTCAATTACGCGGCACCGTAACTACAAGAAACAATGTTGTCGGTGATATTTATAAATTTAGAAAAATGGGTAAAGGCCTTGCAAATCAGAAATCTACTTCTGCGGACGTTGTTGCAATGGGCGTCTCTCATTCATTGATCTCTGCTACCCTGGCAAACTGGAATGCGCCAGAGTACACAGACATCTTTGATTCAAAAGAAGTAAACTTTGATGAAAAGACTGAACTTCAGCAAACTATTGCTGGAGCTTTAGGTCGTCGTCTTGATCAAATCATCTTAGACGCTATGGACGCAGCTACTGCTGGAACTACAATCGCTCATGGATCTACTGGTTTGACTTTGGCTAAGTTAATAACAACTTCAAAATCTTTGACGGATAAAGGAGTTCCATCTGGTAATCGTCATATAGCTGTTTCAGCAGATGGCCTTGAAGATCTGTTAAATAACACCACTGTAACAAGTGCTGATTATAACAATGTTCGTGCTTTAACTACTGGCGATATAAACACTTTCATGGGCTTCAAATTCCATGTTATTGAGACTCGTTCAGAAGGCGGCTTAGATCTAGCATCTAGTGTTCGTGAAGGTTTCGCTTGGCATGATTCAGCTATCGGTTTAGCTATCGGTCTTGATGTTACAGCTAAAGTTGATTGGGTTCCTCAGAAAACTTCATGGTTAGCTAATGGCTTAATGAAGGCTGGCGCTTGTGTTCGTGATACTGACGGACTTGTATCTCTAAGCTGGCAAGAGTAATTTTTTAACAACTTAGGATAAAGCAAAGTTGAAACTAAAGTGGCAGTGGCTTGAAAGAGTAGCTGCCATTTTTTTAAGGAAACATAATGGCAACTAATATAGAGATCTGTTCAAACGCATTAGTAATGGTAGGGCATGGATCGATAGCATCCTTTACTGAAGGTGGGGCCGGAGCTAATACAGCTTCTGCACTTTATGAAACAACCTATGAGTCATTACTGAGTCAATATCGTTGGCATTTTGCTAGTGCTAAAGCTACTTTAAGCAGACTAACAGCTGCTCCTCTAAACGAATTCACATACGCTTACCAATTACCGGCTAACTATATATCCAGTACCGGTATTCATCCGCGTGTAGATTATGAGATCTACGAAGATAAACTTTATTGTAATGAAACAACAATAGATCTGGATTATGTATTTAAACCAGATGAGTCGAAACTACCTGGATATTTTCAAAGAGCATTAGAATTTAATCTGGCTGCTGTATTTGCTATTCCAGTAACCGATAATTCAACAAAGGCAGAAGAATATCGCAAGATGTTTGAAGATCAATTAAAACGAGCCAGATATGTTGATTCACAATCTAGGCCAGTTGATGCGATAGTTGACTCTCCATTTATTAGTGTTAGATATTAATGCCAAGAATATTATCACTTCAAACTAATTTTAACTCTGGAGTTCTGGATCCTCGACTTGCAGCTCGAACAGATCTAAAGCATTTTTACCAGGGAGCTTCTGAAGCTCTTAATGTTCAGTCACTTCCCCAGGGTGGCATGAGCCGACGACCTGGCATGAAGTATGTCGCAACTATTGATGCGGAGTCAAGATTGGCTCCTTTTGCATTTAATGTTGAGCAAACCTATCTGATGGTTTTTACTAACAACAATATAGCTGTTTACAAGGATGATGTATTCCAGGCTAATATAACAACAACTTATACAACAGCACAATTATTTGAGCTGCAATGGACACAATCAGCTGACACAATGATCATATTACATGAAGATCATGCTCCAGCTAAATTGGTTCGTGGATCTACACACACGTCCTGGACACTATCTAATATCAGTCTTACAAATGTTCCTCAATATGATTTTGGTTCTGGTGATGAAGATGTATGGAGTTCGACACGCGGCTGGCCAAAGAGCGCTAGTTTCTACCAGGGCAGATTATGGTTTGGAGGATCCAAGCAAAGACCGCAAACATTGTGGGGATCTAAAACTAATGATTTTTATAATTTTGATTTTGGAACATCTTTAGATGATGAAGGTATTAGTCTTACCTTAGATACTGACCAGGTAAACGCTATAACGTCAATATTTGCTGGACGTCATTTACAGATCTATACAACGGGCGGTGAATTTTCTATTAATGATTTACCAGTAACTCCATCTAAGTCAGCAGTTCAAAGACAAACACTATTTGGATCTACATCTATTCCTCCTCAATCAATTGATGGTGCGACCTTATTTATTGATCGAACCGGAAAGTCAGTTAGGGAGTTCTTATTTGCTTATGCTGAGGACGCATATACGTCTGGCACTGTTTCATTATTAGCTTCTCATTTACTCAATTCTCCGGTCGATATGGCCGCATTAAGGGGAACGCAAACCAATGATGCAAACTACGTCTATATAGTCAATTCTGATGGCACAGCAGCCGTTTTCAACACATTAAGAGAGCAAGAAGTTGGTGGCTGGACTAAATGGACAACTGATGGCGAAATTGAAGCTGTAACTGTAGTAGTTGAAGAAGTTTATTTTCTAGTGAAACGAACAATAAATGGAGCAACAAAAAGATTTTTAGAAAGACTTGATCCGGACACATATACCGATAGTTGTGTATCTGTAAGTTTGTCTCCGGCCAATACAGCGGTAACTGGGTTAGGTCATTTGAATGGTGAGGTTTGTAAGGTTCGTGCTGATGGATCAGTAATTGCTGATGCCACTCCAGCTAGTGGATCTATTACCCTGGCAACTGCAGCTGAAGAAGTGGAAGTAGGATTGAATTACACAACTCAAATAACAACTATGCCTCTTAACCAGGACTTCCAAGATGGCCCAACTTTGACCAGGAAAAAACG